GTTTTATCATCATGTCCGCGTTGTTTAACGCGCTGCCCATACCTCTACAACATCTTTCACAAGCTTTAGCTGGTGAGAAGCCCATTACAGACTACATTTTCTCGCACGCTGCTGACGCCTGGCACTCACAATCTAGATCATCCGTTTATTCACTATTAGATTCTCTCAATTTTTCCGTTTCAGTCGTTATCCCCGGATCGATATTTGTAGGTCGTCAGTGGCAAGACTATTGGGCCTTAGACGGTGACATCGTTATCAGGATCAGCCCTGAAGGTGCAAAAGACGCAGACTATTGTCATAATTCGGACATTACCCCAATCCTCTCACCTCTCAAATCAATCAGCGATTATGGAACCCTCAATCCCGCTATCGAAAAGTCAGCCACCGAACGTGCCCAGCCCACCGCACGCATGGCATCATCCTTCTTTAAACTCGCCTCCTCCCAAGCGCGCCAGGTTAAGCTTGATCCAGCCCGTATGCTCAGCTTCCTTCTCGTCGTCAACGCCACTAAACGCGTTCCATCAGGCGTGGATACAGATCAGTCAAACCCATGGACTCCCGAGTCAAGTCCCGCCCTTTATGCAATTCACCGGATCATGCAACACTACAAAGTCAATGGTCAGTACTACGCCCCCGCCCTCATCGTCAACACTGGTGCCGTCTGGTGGATCCCCCCCGTTGCAGGAAAGACAAATTGCGTCTCAGTCCAATTCATTCTGACCGACTTGGTCAACCTGGCCATCAACGCTTTCGCCTCACGCCTCTCCCCCACTCTGGAAATGTGTGCAGTACGAATGTATCTAGCCGCCGCCGCCACTCCCAATTACGCGCATGCGCTGCTTGATCTCAAAGCCATCTTTCCCAATCTAAGTTTACACAGCATGTATCGCAACGGCAACTTCGGCGGTAAGTGTCCTCGCATTGAATGGCTTGAGCCTCGCAGTAACTACAAGTTCAGATGGATCGGTGTTACACACTTGCATCATGGCCTTCGACCTTTGTCACCATCGCGCGACGTGCCTGCTCTCGAAAAGCTCACTACGTACGGACTTCGCGATGTCGGCATGACCATCATCCAACTGAGAGATGCACACCCACGCCACACAATGGATGCCACTCGATTCGTACGTGACGTCATGTCCTTGACAAGCGGAATGTATCTAGTTAGGCCCCCTACCATGTCAGTTCGCCGTGAGTACTCCCAGACACCGGACATTCAAGATCCCATACCCCCAGATTGGTGGTCAGGCGCCGTAGGTCATTTGCGCTATTTCAATGAGAAGGCGACAGGTCCAGCGAAATGGTTGTACGATACGTGGATGGAAGCGGCTCGCAAGGTCATGGCAGATCCGAACACACACGACCCACTGAATCAAGCCATTTTCAAGACCCAGTTTGTTACTCCACGTGGCGGTTCGAGCGCAGCACTCAAGCAGGCCCTAGCACAGGACGAGGTCGAACTTCCCGATTTCACCGGAACCAATGTCAAACGTTCATCCAAAATTTACCAAGTCGCGCAGCTCGCTCGTCTTCCCTTCCAGGCTCTCATCCCCGCTGTACTAGGTCAGGTCACCTTGGGAATTCGTAACCAGGTTCAACGTCGTGCTCGATCAGTCATGCCCATGAGCACTCCCCAACAGACGGTATCGGTACCCCACACCATGGTCGCCAACTACATTAACAAACACATGAACCGATCCACCACCTCCGGTAGTGCTGTTCACGATAAGGTGATCCCCCTCCTGTTGTATGCATCCACTCCTCCTCGGACTGTAATAAACGTGGATATCAAAGCTTGCGACGCATCCATAACCTTCGCCTGGTTCCTGTCCATCATTTGTGGAGCTATTCATCAGGGCTTTGACATAGGAAACCCATCATCATCATACATGAACGTTCCTCCCACCACCTGGTATGACCGGCGTAATCCAGCCGCCCCGTACAACCGCGCAGTCTCTGGTCTCCAGACCATGACGCAGCACTTAGCTCGACTGTACCAGGCCGGATTTTCATACAAGGTCGACGATCCCTTCACTAGCGGTAATAGCTTCGATTTTCCCACTTCTACCTTCCCGTCAGGATCCACCGCCACCTCCACTGAGCACACCGCTAATAATGGAGCGATGGCATCGTATTTTCTGAAGACGTACGTTCCCACTCACGCCAAATCTGAGACATTGAAATTCGTGGTGCGCGACATGTCCATCCAGGATAATTACGTCTGTCAAGGTGACGATGGCATGTTGATCATTCCCGATTTAGGTGACAAACGCGTATCCCAGGAAGATATGGAGGAACTGATTGATCTCCTGACCCGGTACGGACGTGGCTTTGGCTGGATCTATGATGTGGATCACTCCGACTCCGCCGAGTACCTCAAGATGTACGCACTCTTCGGCTGCCGTATCCCAAACATCAGTCGTCACCCCCCCATCGGTAAGGAGTACGCGTCCCCTGAGACCGGTGAGATATGGCCTTCACTCATCAACATCGTCATGGGCCTGTTCCTCAATGGCGTCACTGATTGTCTGGAATGGCGTGACTGGTTAAGGTTCATGTGGGCGTTTGCATGTTTCTCTTCTCGTGGCTCATTCCATCCTAAAGACGGTCAACGCATCGACGCCCAGTATCCATGGTGGAGTTTCGTCTATCTCGGTCTTCCGCCAATACTCCTCGAGGGTATGACCCCATTCGCCATCTCACCCTACATGCCAGCAGGCGATCAAGGTTTTTACGCGGTCATCTCATCATGGAAATCAGTGCTGATTGGGCTGGCCACCGTTCGTTACCCCGCTACCACACGTCTTCATCAGATATGGGGCCACGCTGACGTTCCGTCGTTGCTTAGCGATCTTGGTGTGTATAAGGGATATTGGGCCGCTCAACTGCCACGTCGTCCTGAACCATCGCCCGAAGACGCTGATCCCACGGCCGTCGAATCCATGAAGTCAGCCTTATCAGACTATCTCCTTCAAGACCCTGTGCTACGTGAACGCGTCCAACGAGGCACTACCAACTGGCGTCGTCTGTCTGAGTCCAATCCTGGTCGCCTGCCCGTTAGAGTCCCTTCGCTACTTGACGTCCCAGACCGTTGGATTAAATCTGGCCGCGATGCTGAGAAACCACGACCCTCGTCAGTTCACCGCATGATGCAAGACATTCAGAAGGTATCTCGTTCCCCCCGTCGCGGCTTCTCCCGCCTTCTTGAGCTGTACCTCCACGTCGATGTTGTGCTTGGAGCCCCTATCCCTCTCGCTGTTGATCCCGAGGTCCCACACGTTGCAGGTGCCGATGTGTTGAATGACGATCACTGGTTCAAGGTCACTGGTTTAGGTCCCGTTTCTCAATCGACGCGCCGCTACTTCGATGCCACTCTATTCGTTGGTAAAACCGTGTCTGGACTCGACGTTGAAGCTGTGGACGCCACCCTCCTACGCATGAAGATCCTTGGGGCCGAACCTGCTGAGTTTCACGCCGTGCTTGGGGGTATTGGTATGTCAGACGCTGAAGCGCATCAAGTCACCAGTGGCATTTCCCTAGCCAACGCTCAGAACGTGCAGCTTGCCCGCACCGTGAACCTGGCCATTCCGTCCACCTGGATGCCCCTAGACTTTGACTCACTGATTCGCATGCACACCTTCCCACGTCAGGCTGGCATCAGTGACCACACTACCATCGTGCGTGAGCGATCATCATGGGTTAACTCGGTGCTACGACTGCTCTGTGCGTCCGTTGCCATGTCCCGCGCCGGTCCGGTTTGTGAATCCACAGTTGCACACGTTTCAGGTGGTGTCGGTCAACTTACTGGCTTGCTCAGGGAATGGATGCGTGATGTGTGAGCCGCGTGGCGGTCTGATGTGTAATTCATC